TCAAGCTATATTCAGATGTCATGGATAAATTGGCAGCAGTACCAGCCGTGCAACTCACTCCCCATCTTGACCCCGTTGTTGTAGCTGCTGCTGTGTAGTATATTACAAACTTAAAGTAATACATTTTAGCAGCCTTAACACTAAAAGATAACCCAGTAACGTCTTGAATTGTGTTAGCAACAGCGTTATTATTAGTTACATCACTCCCCAATACAACGGCAGTTAGTCCAGTTGTCGAAGCGTTTGCTCCTTGATTAATAGATTGCTTTATTGCACCAGTTGAGGCGAAAACTTGCCAACCTCTGCCCTCTGCATATTCTAACCTTTCAGTAGTAGCCAAGGCAACTTTAAATAATATATACTCAGTCCCATTAGCATCAAGTTTAATGGTTACCGTTTGGTTAACAGTATCGTTATTGTATATAGAAATAAAATCAACAACCCTTTGAGTACTTGCCCCCGGAGCTGGCACTATATTAACGTCCGTTGTGTTGTTGGTATTTGTTACAGTCCTACCAGCCACAAACGTTGTGCTTGTTCTATCTCTCCAACTTGAAAAGCATTGGAGTTGATTTGTTGTTACAGAACCCCCAAGAACTACCTGAAGGTTGTCAGTTGTTTCGCTTAAAATTATCATATTAATCCTTCTACTTGTTGTTGGCTTAATCCGCCTAATGAATTTAATTGTGTTTGAATTGAACTTGTTACACCCTTTACATAACTTAATTCTGTTAAGTCTGGGTAGGTTGTAGTATCTAAAGCAGTTATATTCTTGCTTGCATCCGTGCTTAATATCCTTGATGCTGTGCTAGCGTCTAACTTTACACCGTCTAAAAAAGTAACATTCTGACCGCCACCAGCTCCAAACTCCATACAGTCACTTCCGCTACTACCTTGCAAAGCACCACCAGCCGAGCTATTAGCTTTTATGATCTGAGTGGTTACATTTGGCACACTTAAAACATTTGTAGTTTTATTGTATGTCATATCAGCATCACCACCAAACGAGCCACCGTCATTGAATTGAACTTGTGTATTAGAACCGCCAGGAGAACCACTACCACCAGCAGAAGCAATAGTTATATCAACCCTGTTCTCTGTTGGATTATCTGCAATGGTCATTGTAACGTTTGACCCTTCAATGAAGTTAAGCGTTCTTCTTGCACCTATTAATGTTCCTAGTTTTTTAATTATTGACCTCATATCCCTTGACCGTATAATAATGTTCCATCACTCCAAACTTTATAAATATCAAATTGAATACTAGGCGTTGAGTATGGACAAGCCACTCCATTAATAGAACCAACACCCGTGTTTTCATCAATTATAAATTGATTAGCACCTGCGTTTAAATCAATCATTATAAATGTTATTTCAATATCCTTAGTAGCTAATACATCGAATGTAGCCGTTACATTACCACCGCTTAAATCAACGTAATACAAAGTATAAGTACCATCTATTGTTTCATTGGCAGTTAATAACTTAGACCTTAACTTTAAACTTGCTCCGCTATCAGCACCCCCGTATATCTTTAATGAATCGTATAGATTTATCGAGTTGTCTGTTATCTCACTTGTTGAACCTAAACCAACACCAAAGAAATTTGTAGCTGTACCAGTTACCGCTCCTGTAGAATTAAACAATGTTACACTATCAGCCCCCTGTGCTATGAAGTTACCTGAACCGCCAACTATAAAGCTGTTCTCACCATAATTCACACTCTCACCTAAAACTAAACTTTGTTGTGCATTCCTTTCATGGCTTGCATTCTCAACACCACCTAATCCACCACTAAATTCATAAGTACCCTCTACAAAGTCATCCTTATCAGCTAGTTTAATTAACTCAACCCTTGTTACTTTCTTAACCAAAGGATTGTAATCAATGATCTTGTTTACTAAATAGTAAGCATCTTTAAAGAATATCGGATATCTGAAATCAAACTGCTGAATGTCAGTAGGAGTCAAATAAAAATCAGTCACTACTATCTTTGAGTTCTTATCGCTTATCTGTTCAATGTATTTAGAGTAATACTTGTTAAATAAGTTATTAGTTGTCCATTGTTGGTTAGGATAAGTGTAATAAACTTTAGTAGGTAACCCCCAGTTTAAATCAACTGTAGGATTGTAAGGATCGTTAGTATGTCCCGCGTGTGGAAACGTTGTAAAAGTCTGTGAACCTGCATTTCCGTATAAAGTCCATTGAGTATTTGGTAAATTAATAGTCCCACTCCAATAAAGTATTCGTATATTGCCTTTGTGTGGCTGGATAACATTGTTCTCTTTCTTGATAATAGCCGGACAAACCAAACCAAAGAAAGGATTGTTCATGTAAGGAGTTGCACTAAATATAACGTCTGTTTTATTCTCACCCTTTATAAAATCATTTGTTAAAACTTCCTCATGTTCGCCGTAAACCTCTTGATAAGTATCAAAGTGTAACTTATTTAAGAAGTCACTATCTGACTTATAAGTGTAAGTATATTTGATATTGTTTAACTCCCCAAGAATTATAATATCTGTTTTACTGTTCTGATCGTGTTTATATGTCCAGTCTTTAGCTGAGGTATAAGGATAGTAAAAGTCATTTCTTGGTTCAATTATGTATTTTTTAGGATTGGTCTTGTCTATAGTTGCATATAGATTAAACATCCTAAAGATTGACTTAATAAAATCACTCTGAAGCACATTCTCAGGGATTATGTCTATCATGTCAACACTTGCACCCTCATAAACGTTATTACTTGCAAACTCTGAACTAAATGACCCACTTGATACTGTAGCTTCCAAAGTATAAGTTCCAGCCCCTGTAGCAACAACTAACAATAAATTAGTAAATCTTATTTTTACTGTGTAGTTCTGCGAGGCTGTTAGGGTTACGTTGTTTAAAGTGATCGAAGCAGCATTTGAACTTGATCCGCCAAAGCTCATACTAGCTACATTGAAATCATACTGACCTATGATAGATGAACCTTGAAATATACCCACGGTTATAGTTCCCGTTTGCCCGTTGAGATTCCCAGAAACATCCAAAGCACCCTTTTTAAGAACTAGGTTTAAAGTCAACGAACCTAATGTGTTATACTTATTTGTTACAGTAGGAGTGAATGTAAACGTACCGCTATTATACTTGTTTCCTGTGTCGTATGTCTCATTCTGATATCCTACAGTTGTAAAAGTAGTTTCAGAGAATGACACCGTACTTGATGCGTAACTCATGCTCTTAGAAAATACCTGACTTCCATCAGCTTCAGCTAAGAACTTATTTGCGTTAATCGTTGCACTTGATAACTGAGCAAACTTAGTAGGAGGAATGATCAACCTTTTAAAGAAAGTTGAATCTATAAATGAACTCTCGTAGGTATAACCCGCCTGCTCAAATATCCTGTTCCAATATCCCCAAACAAACAAACAAGGCTTTAAATGGCTTACATTTACATTGGTTAGGTTAGAGTTATTTACACCCCAATCAATCAAAGGATAAACATAAGAATCACCTAAGTTAGACCATGAATTATAAACTGTGTTATTAGCTCCGGTAGTGTAACTTAACGTATGATTGTAAGTATTAAAACTTAAAAAGTTACCACCTACATAAGAATATAAATCTGTTAAGTATCTGCCTTGAATATCTGTGAATAAAGAATTTAACCCGCCATTTAGAAGTAACTCATAAGACTTTCTTTCAGTCTTTTCATCAACGTTAATCTTTAACATCTGAGCGTAACCTTCAAAGTTAATAAGCTCATCTACATAGTAGACCGCCTCAGTCTTTAGATTAGGATTGAACGTATTTAAAGATACATTGATTTGAAAGATGTTCTCAAATAGTATATTAGCTTCCTGACTTGCCGGGATTGTTACAGTTAATGATCGTGTACCTTTCCTATCTTCAGGCTTTCGTACATCACCAATCTGATAAGTAATACTGGCAGGGATATTCTCAAACACCCCTATATTGTCATCAGTTCCTAATCTTAACCTAGTATTAGCCATTCTGATAAGTGTCTATGTGGTTATATTCAACATCAATGGTAATAGAATAAACCTTGTTATTGAACTTCTTATTCACGAACCAATTATTAGTATTTACCTTTACAGGGATTAATCCGCTCGTGGCATCTAAATAAACTCTAGGAGAACTAATCAGATATCTGTGGTAATCCATCTCAGTCTCACTCATCCAGTCACTATTTAGCTTTAAACGTGTTTGAGTGGTGCTAGTTAAGGCGATTTCCTGCTGTGTGAATGTATCATAAGCCCAAGTATTAGAAGTCATTACATAAGGGTTCTTTCTGTAAAATGTCTTATCAGCCTGAACGTTAATTTCACTTACTTTGCTAAAATGAATGGTATCAAAACCACCGTCTTTATTCAAATAGTGTAAAGTATAAACGTCATACTTGCATTCGGTTTCTACTGTTACCGTCTTGTAAACCGTTGGGTCTAATGTATTACCGTCTTTCACTACATAACTAGCAACCTGATTAGTAATAATCGGATAAGTCCCTGAAACCAAACCTGAAGCGATATTGGATAAACCTTTATACCCCACATCTATACAAACGTACTTTTCGTAATAGTTTAAAGTAGATGCATAAGTATTGGATATACTCGAAGTACCTAAAAGATTACCAGCAGCGTCATAAGTTAAAATATCTATCCCCCCTATCGGAGTTGTCCCGCCTAAAGTGTATAAAAATAAACTCTTACCTGAATAAGTCTTGGCTGTTGTAAATGGACTTAACTGAACGTGATTAGTACTCATTAATACGTCTTCATATACAAAGTCCGTGTAATTGAAATTCACAAAATCTAACCACTTACTTGCTGCATTCCATACATAATAATCCTGATTAGTTCCCGAAGCATACGCAGGACTTCCGCCATAAGTCTCGCCTATATTTACTCTTATCTTTCTTACTGCATCGGTACAAACCTGCCACCCATAAGAGTTATTAGGGACGTAATGTTCAATATACTGAGTGCTAAAGTTCATAGCATCAAAAGCCAACTTATTATCTGGTCTTTTCTTAATCGAATAAGTCAATGATGAACTTGTTAGCAGATCGGTACAAACAACCGTATAAGTAAAGTTAGCAGCTCCAGTCTGTGTGGAAGTTGCTGTGAATATCTGTGGAGCAAAACACGGAGTATATGCTGCCGGATCCTGATGGTTAGTTACTGCCATTTATGTCTAATTCTATTACTAAATTCTTACCAATTACACTTGCAAGCTGTTCAGCTAAGTCATTAACTCGTCCGTCATTTATTACTCTGTCAATGAATGGTCTTGCTTTATATCCTTTCTTTCCTATCGAGCGAGCAATTAAAAACGCCAATGTCTTAACACTCTTATCGTAGTTTAACTTCTTTGGTTTCTTGCTTAGTCCGTTTCTTTTTAGGTTTATCTCAGCAATTACCTTATTAGCATTTATGTTAAGTTTATTCTGCCATTTCTTACCAAACGCCTCACTAGGTGGCTGTTTACCTTTCTTTCGTCCGTATTCCACCCAATACCAATAATCATAATTAGAAACAATCTGAACCTTTACGCCATCGTTTGTCGTAGTGATAACAGGATTAAACTGTAAAGCAGATGTTTGAGGATTAGTAGAACCACCTTCTTTTAAAGCCTTGTTTAAACTGTCTAATAGGTCAGTAGATAACTTTACAGCCCAATTGTCAGTTACTTGCTTTATTTCATCGTTTAATGCCATTCCTTTGCCTTATTTCTTCTGCTATTACCTCGTTCTTATCCTTCATGTAACTTAACCTATTTAAGAACCTAACAACTCCCCAACTCCAAACCTCATCCTCTTTAAATGGGTCACCGCCTGTTATATCATCTACGACTGCATACCATCCCCAGAAGTTGAGAAAGTCCCCTCTCGGATCATATCCAGTATTTCCTGCTCTCTCTGTTTGATTACCTCCTGTGCTTTTAAATAGTCCTCTGTATTTTCCATCAAGAACTTCAATACTTTGGAGCAAAAAAAAACAGTCCCGTATATCTGATTAATGTTTTTATCTAATATCTTCGTGCTTATTTCCTTGTGATAGTTAGGATCATAAACAAATGAAAACCACTTGCTTTTTTGTACACCCGACTCCATGTACTTATGCCTTAACTTAAATACACGGTATGAGCAAGCTGCTATATGATTCAGGTTATTTATCGCCTGACCATCCTTACAAAATTCCTTAATTGAAGCGTATTGAGCTGTACAAATGTTCTCTGCATCGGTTTCTTTCTTTAACCAATACTTACCTACCTTTAGGTACTTCTTTGTTTTAACACTTGGGGTTTTGCCTAAGAATGAAATAAGAACAAAGTAATGTCTTAGCTTCTTTAGGGGGATAGTCTCAATCTCTGAAACCGTCAAACCTGATACTTTAGCCAATACCTCGATCCAATCGTCTGAGGTCATCTTGTCTTTTAGTATCTTTGAAAGGTCTTGATATTCTTTAACAGAGATATCACTATAGCTAACTGGTAACTTCACACCATTATATACACTTTTAAACCAAGTTTTTTAGTAAAAAGAGTATTGACCGTTACCTTTATTGATAAAGTTTAATGCTACGTATCTGATTGCATCAATAGAGTGATTAAAAGCATCTATAGGAACATTAGGCTTCCCCTCTACCCATTTGTAAGACCTGAATTCCTTGATCGTATTAACGCTGTTTCTTGTAATGTTTATTTTGAACTGTTTTAAAGTATCAATAGAGTTCCTTACTGAATCAGCTCCTTTACTTGCACCCTCTATTCTAAACCCCATCCGGGATAAGTCCTCTATACTTTTGGGTTCTGCTGAATCAGCAACTATATTCATTTGATTGTCAATACCTAAAGACCTTAATCGCTTGGCAATATCTGAATTTGTCAACCCCGTTTCATAAATCAGCTCATCAATGTATATCTCACCATTAAAACGGAATACCTTTAAAAATGTAGTAGGGTCATTTGTAAAACCAAAGTCCATGCCACAACCGATCAACTCAGCCCCTAAAGGTATTTCATTGACTACATCGAAGTTCCTAAATACTAATCCTTCAATCTTTCCAGTAATTCCCCTAGCATAAACCTTGAACAGTTCCAAGTCCTTAAATCTTAATGCCTCTATCTTATCTCTGATCTTCTGAGGGACATAGGGATTATGCCTATGGTCTGATATAAATAGTTTAACTTCCGGCTGTCCTATTAGGTTTTCATGTACCCAAAACTCAGCATTAGGATTATAGTCTATAAACGTTTGTCTTTTGGTTCTTATGTGCAATTCGTTGAATATCTCAAACGAAATCCCCTGAGCCTCATTAACAAATAGATAATCCCTTTTACCTGACTTTGCACCTTGAGCTGTTTCGTAGCTCTTGAATTCCATTACAGAGTTTTGGTTAGTTGTGAAAATACGATCTGTTCGGTTGTAATCTGCTATAAAAGATTTGAGTATCTCAGAGTTATTGTAAATGTCCAAAGCATCCCTTAAAGCACCAGCTTTTAAATTGGGGATTGATTCACCTACGACTGTGATAACTAGGTTAGGTTCTTGAATTAATTTAGTGAATAGTACTTGAAGTATAGAATAGGTCTTGCCAGAAGATGAACCACCTTGATGAACTATTATGTCTTCTGTTGCCTTATTTGTTTCTTTATATAGAACGGATGTTTCAAACATCAAGATTTATGTCTTTCTCACTATTTGCCAATGGCACCCCAGTATCTTTTACGATGATCTCTATCTTGCCTGAATGAGTGGTGTCTTGTTTTACTTCTGACTTATCAGCCATTCCTAGCTGTTTAGCTATCAGGTTCTCTTTATACAATCCTACTGCTGCCCTTGATAAATTATGCTTAAATATCCTGTTTTTTATACGTGTAACGATTGTAACGTATTGATCCTTATCTACTTCCAAACTACCATCAATGTATCTTTTTATGCACCCTACTTTATCAAAGCAATAGTCTTTAAATCCTTCCATTGTCATAGGTTCTTGAACCTCTAAATATACTACACCTAGTTTAACATGAGACTGTGGAACTGATATAACTTCCAATTGTTTTTGATAGTCTTCAAATAGTTCCCAGAGTTGATCTGGTGAGTTTATATTTCTTGGGTGACCTGCCATTATTTCCAAAAGTATTGGTATTCGTAATCGTTCATTCTTTTTGTGTGCTTAGTTTCTTATTCAGTTCAGATTGTAAATAACCTCGAAGTATAGTCCTATTAGTCTTTCCTTGTATACTATTAGCTCCATATTTATATATACACTTTTCTTTTAAGTTTTCTCTTGGCATTGAATATATCAGCGAAGATAACACTATTAATACTATTCCGCAAGCAAAACCTATACAAAATACAATAAAATAGATCATAGATAATAATCGCCTTGTTTATACCTTTCGTAATTCTTTTCAAATATTGGTCTTGCCTTTGCTAGGCTTTCGTCTTTCATTTTTCTATAGGCTGAGTTCTCCCCTACGTCATTGCCGAAGTGGTCACTTCTTAAATTAGGTAAGTAGAAGTTTTGTCTTCCAGCTGCTGTTGCTCTTAAACTATAATCTGAATCCCATAAACCGTAAACCCCGTAATCCTCACAGAATTTCCCTATCTTATTTCTAAGGTCTTGACTTACAAACATATCACCGAACACGTTGGTGGTTTCCCATACCATTTTAACACTTCCGTCATGCGTTAGCATTTCTTTGTTTGGGTATTGTAAATGTCTCCAGTCTATTCCGATAACACCATGATCTGGGATAGCTTCAGAATACTCAACAAATGACTTTAACCAGTTGTGGGGTAGTTTGATGTCATTTCCTATAAAACAGTAATAATCTGAAGGGTTTGCTTCAATCATCCTATTGAGACTTTGGGCTGTGCCGTAATTGTACCCGTTCTTAAAATATACTTTAGGGTTCTTAGATTCGCACCATTCAAAGATACGTGGGTCTGTGCTTCCATTATCTGATATGCATAGTTCAAATGGATAACCTGCGTGCTTAAAAGCATCATCCATGTATTCTCTGCATTCATTGTATCTGTCAATACAAAGTAGTAAAACGCTTACTTTTTTCATTTGGTTTGTAGAAATATTCTTTCGTTTATATTGTTTTTTAATTCACCGAACTGACCGATCAAGTTAACTTCATAGCCACAGTCCTCAAAAATAGTCTTTAGTTCATTCATTGTGTAATGTCTTACAACTGTAGGGTCATTGTTATATCCTTCGTCTAACCAATCTTTATTGGGTGTTATAACTGTTATGATTGCACCGGGATATTTAGACCTCAATATTCTTAAAATGTCTTTAGGATTAGGCAAATGTGAAAAAGAGTGCATGAAATAAATATAATCATAATGATCTTCCGGTAATGTATTAAAATAATTATCTTCTGCTAAATACTCATTATAATCATTAACATCATAACCATCTGCTCCTAATAAAGCAGCACAATAACCAGTACCACAACCATAATCCAATGATGTATACTCTCTATGCTCTACGAGACCTTTTAGAAATTTAACCTCGCTTAAATACTTTGCAGTACCATTCCACTTTATTAACTTATCTTTATAGTCCATTTAGATATTCTTTTAGTTTCTTTCCTGTTGCTTCGTATGAGTGGTGTTGTCTTACCCAATCCTTAGTTAATGCCTGCTGTCCTAGAATATAATCACCTTTATAGTTCAGCATTCCAATTAATGTCTTTCTTAGTCCTTCCTCGTTCTTTACTAGGTTTAACATATTCACTCCATAAGTATCATTATACAATCCACCGTCATTAATTGCCTGAGTAATTACTATCTTACCTAATGCGGCAGCTTCTAAAGCACTTACCCCAAATGAACCATAAGGCTTACCACCTTGCTCGCTTGCTAGCAATTCAATGTAAATATCACACGAATTTATCCTATTCAAGTTATACTCATGACCTACCCTATCAGTAGAGTAAACAAAATCAAAGTCATTCCATCGTCTCAAGTCTTCAACTATTCTCAGAATGTCCATAGTTCCCTTTACGCTTGGGTTACTTGGGAAATGACCTATAACCAATTTATCGCCTAGTTTCTTAGGTGGCAGATTAATATCAACAGCACCCACCAAATACTTAGGACTGTTAGCTGTGTATTGAAATTCCGGCAAAGCAATTAAACTAAATGGTGCATTGAACTTTGAGTTTATCCTTTGGTGATCTTGTCTGAATTTCGTTCCAGTAGCATAATTAATAACAAGTTGATTATCTAAATACTGCAAAAGTTCCCAATCAGAGTGAACCATTAATACAACATCACAATCTTTATAGGCATCTCTTATGTCCTCTATCTTAATTAGAGGCAGCTGTTCAGCATATCCAAAAGGATGAGGTGATAACTTATAAGCTATTGAATCTATACACTTAGATAGATTGTAAGCAAAGTTAGCATGGTCTTCAGAGCATAAAATACCTATTTGCATATCTCTTTATAAAATTCTAAACGTTTGTTTGTCAATAGATTAAGGTCATATTTCTTAACATCTTCAGCCAACTTGCTAGCCTTATCCTTTAGTAAGTTAGGATTGTTTAATATCATCCTTTGCCAAAGATAAAAACTATTTTCGTTTAAATCAAAACTATTTTCTTTTGTCATCAATAAAGTATAAGGCTCTACTTTAGACACCATAACACCACACCCCATAAAACCAGCTTCAATCATCTTTAATTCTGATTTGCAACTGTTAAACATATTCTTTTCCAAAGGAGCTACTGATATATCAATATCATTATAAACCTGACCAAACTCAAACACAGGTTTAGACCATATCCTTTTGTAAGGCTGATCTGCTTCCACCTCATAAAGTAACTTTAATTGATTCGCATAAGTTCTGTCTAAAATAAGTTTTAAATCCTCAGTTATCAGTCTTTCATACCCTATGTACATACTCGGCTCATTAGGTTTACCATCAAATCCACATAAAACTATTTGAGCATTATTGTAAAACTTAGGGTCTTTAAATGATTTTCTAATACTTTCAGCAATTTTGATTAAATCTGTAAAGTGAGTAGTTCCCTGAGTAAAGCCAAACCTTAATCTGTTTGATTGTTTCTTGTTAGGAAACCAGCTAGGGTCTTGGGTGTCAATCCCGTTCTCAATTACGTGTACATTCTTATTTACTTCTTTGATATGTCCGGCAAGAATCGGAGTTGTGCATATAACAAAATGAGCAGCTTGAACAGATTTAAAAATAGCTTCGCTTATCTTATTCTCTTTGTAGTAATCATTTAAAATGTGATCTTTTGATAACTGCCAATGGTCATCCAAGTCTAATCCAAAAGGAATGCCTATTTTATTGAGTCTTTCAACTATTCCGTCAATATCTTCATAATTTCCTATAGAACGAGAGAAAAGGATAAAGTCATACTCTTTTATCATTTCATCACTTACCCCCTCTGTAATGCCGTTTATTAGGCTAAATTCAACCTCTGTGTTTAATCGTCTTAAAACAGTATGAGGTTTAATCATACGGTAATAAGTAACACCTGAGAACTTAGGCTCTTCGTTTTCTATCTGAAAGTTATCTACAAGTAATATCTTCATTTCTTTTTGTGTTTTGGGAAGGTCATCTTCGTTGGTTCTTTGAATTTCTCCATATAAGTAACTCGGTTTATGTTAGCATAAAAAAGCATATCTCTAACACATCCAGGACATCCAAAAGGGTCTTTAGCGTTTGGCTCTATGTTCTTATATGCCTCCCAAATAGCAGCTACAATACCATCGTCTTCACGGCTTATGTATCTTTCCTTTTGCCATTTCTCAAAAAAAGGAGTGTGCTTTACTAATATTTCGTAATATGGTTTTAGTTTCTCAGTCATAATCTTCTATATAATTTACTTAATGTCATAGCTCCAAACGAGCAAACACCACCTATTAAAACAGCTAATAAAATAGATTCATAAGTTAAATATGACGAAATTAAACCAATCCAAAAACCTAAACACTTTGAGCAATCAAATGGTTTTAATCTGATTGGTAATCTGAAGCCTTGAGGATATTTGTTAAATACTATCTTTGAGTTAGAACCATCATACTCTTTATAAAGTATTGATTTAATCATTAACCAGTCAGATAAATTCTGTGTGATCATGCTTAATTCAGCAAACCAAACCGCAAAAATAGATATTAGTAATTCAGTCATTTTTTTTCTTTAAAAGTTCTTTTAATCGTTTTTGATAATTCTTTACTGCCTTGTAAACCGTGTGGTATTCTCCGCCCATCTTTAAAGCTAAATCCCTAGCGTTTTTAAATACTCCACCCTCTTCTATCTTACCGTTATTTACATCTAATTTATAACTCAAAGCATAGGCAAAAGTACGGGCTTTATACATAATGTCTTTATCTTTACTTACCGTGTCCTGTTCGATTATATCCTTTGCTTTCTTATATTCGTAGTCAATTTTAATATCATAAGAACCAGTACTAACATAAATAGGATTTTCTACTGAGTACTTTGAATATTCAAAAAATGGCGAAGTTGACCCGTTGGCGTTCTTTTTTATAGTGATCTTTGAATTGTATTTATTCCAAATGTTGTTAATTATCCCCACACAGTAAACTTCCAAATATCCTTTATCTCTGATTATTGTTAATTCATCGTTTCCTATCTCACATATAGCTAAATGAAATTCTTGTAAAAGATCATCTGCTAGGTGGTGACGTTTAGCTAAGCCCTTACAAATACTGTAATACCTTCCATCACGGGCTATTTGCTCTATTATGTTCACGTATGCAAATATAACACTTTTAACACTAATATAAAAATTTAACAAAAATTAACAGTCCGTATGTATTGCCATATAAAAATATATTTATACATTTGCAGAAACAAATTAACTATGAAGAAAAAAACAAAAACAGTATCATTAGAATGGGAGCTGTATCTCCTGATCTTTGAAGAATCAAACTCGCTAAAAAAAGCGGGAGTTAAAACATCAGAAAACAAAATTATTAACGACAGATTAAAAGCAAGCTATGAACAGTAATCCAATCATTCACATCGCAGTATTAGTAGTATTAACAGTAGTAACTGCCTACTGTGGTTATTTAACAATTAATAATAAAGATTAAAACAAAACAACTATGCAAATCATCAACATCTCAATCGACTTTACTAAGATCAGCAAAGACGACCTAGTAAAAGACAAGTATCTAAACTTAACAGTTAACGTTAACGATACTAAAGACAAATATGATAACGACTGTTCGGTTATCATCGCTCAATCAAAAGAAGAAAGAGCAGCTAAAACACAAAGAAAGTTCGTTGGTAACGGACGAGTAGTATTCAGCAGGTCAAACGAAAATCAATTCTAACATGAAAAACTTATTTAAAGCATTGGCAGACTTCCAACAGGAAGTACCTGTAATACACAAGGCGACACAAGGTTACGGATATTCTTATGCTGACCTTCCAAAAGTATTTGAAGTAATCAATCCACTACTAAAAAAACATGGTTTAGGATTCACTCAGTTAGTTGGTAACGGAGATATTAAAACGGTTGTATTTCATATTCAATCCGGCGAACTTATCGAAACAGTTACAAACATTCCACAAGGTGTTCAACTTAAAGGTATGAACGAGTTTCAGGTTCTAGGTTCAGCGATCACTTATATTCGCAGATATGCTCTAAGTTCAATATTAGGACTTGTAACTGATAAAGACACGGATGCAGCCACAGCAAAGGAAGAACCAAAGGAAGTAAAAAAGCCTGAGTTAACAGCTGCTACATTTAAAAAGATGGTTGAGGCTATCACTCAAGGTCAAGGCGATAAAGTAAAAGCAGCTATGGGTAATTACTCAATGACCGAACAACAAAAGGTATCACTAGAAACAGCTTTAAAAAATGTTTGATAAACAATTATTCAGATGTTCTTCTCTCGGGCGGTTATTAACAAATGACCGTTCTGGTAAAGGAATGGGCTTAACTGCTCAATCATACCTAAAAGAACTTTACATGGAATTAAAGTTTGGGATTCGCAAAGATTTCATTAATAAGTTTGTTGAAAAAGGTTTATCCGCCGAAGATGACAGCATTGCTCTTTATTCATCTGTTAAGGATTCTTTTTATACTAAGAACGATGAGTGGTTTAAAAACGATTTTATATCCGGCACGCCTGACATCATTACTGATGAATTAGTGGTGGATATTAAGACCTCTTGGGATGCTAGTACCTTTCCGATGTTAGAGGACGAACTGCCAAATAAACATTACTTTTATCAAGTTCAGGGCTATATGTGGTTAACAGGACTTCAAAATGCATCTATTGCTTATTGTCTTATTGATACACCGTACCAATTGTTAGAAGATGAGAAACGTCGAGCAGCTTGGAAAATTGGAGCCACCACGGACATCTCTCCTGAATTCTTAGAACTTTGCGAACAGATTGATAAAAACCATACCTTTAGCCACATTCCAAAAGAGTTAAGAGTTAAAGAATTCTTTGTTGAACGTGACGAGAAAGTGATCGAACAGATACAAGCCAGAGTAATTGAAGCACGTAAATACTTAATGACTTTATAATGGCGAAGAAAAAGACCAGATCACAATTAGTTAAAGAACTAGACAAAGTATTCAGCGAGTTCATAAGAAAACGGGACATTATGCTATGTGGTAACTCTAAATGCTTTACTTGTGGAAAGGTAGATGACTGGAGAAACTTACAATGTGGTCACTTTCAATCCCGGAAACATTACGCTACTCGTTGGGATGAGCAAAATTGCCAAGTCCAATGTGCTGGATGCAACGTCTTTAGATACGGTGAACAGTTTAAATTTGGTCTTAATCTCGATAAAAAGTACGGTCAAGGAACTGCTGAAACATTAGAACGAATGGCACAATTTACGGTTAAATTCTCAAACAGCGAACTAGAAGAAAAAATAAACTATTACAAACAATTAATATGAACCTAACAGAACATTACAACGCCCAAGATTCCGGCAAAAGAGTTGCCCATTGGGATATTATCGAAAAGAACAAAGTAATCGTTTCAATTAAAGTAACAGCAAACGAACAACATGAACTAGTTGACAAAATTAAAAACCTTTTAAAATTAATGGAAAAATGAAAACACAAAGAAATAAATTTTTAAGTATTAGGGTTTCAGATGAAGAACTTAAAACAATAATTAAAAACAAAATTGGAATGAGCAAAACAAGGTCTAATTTAGTACGTAAAATTTTACTTAATTTACCTCAAGATAAAAACGATAAAATATTAATTAAAAATAAAACAATATCTATTACAAAAAAAGGGAATATATTATGAAAACACACAAACAAAAGT